CCACCCTCATATCAACCTCTATCATCCCTTGAAAGAGAGATGAGAAGAGGAAGATACGACCAAGCCATTTTAACCCTAGGGTTACGGATGGCTATCCGATCAGTTGAGTCGTCGGAAAGTCTCGCAAAGAGGCGAGGATATCCCTCGGACGTCCAGTTCTTTACAGCCTGATAGCTGATAGGAACTCTGAACTCCAATCTTTGATAGCTTTCGTTATAGCGGACCGGGAGAGCAATATCAATTGCATCTTCCCAGCCAAGTGCTGTAGGATAACTATCAAATGCTGCTGATTGTCTTTCAAAATAAGAGGATGATTGGTCTGCTTGATAGCAGATATAATCATATCCTCCAAATCTTGAACACAATATAGCAGCTGCTCGCAATCCACGAGCTCCATAGCCGCTAGAAAATAAGAACGATCTCTCATCGAGATCGGAATTATTTCCGAGAACTGTAGAGCGAATCGGAAAGCGTTTGATTGAAAGTTGCGCAACTGGGTAGATTTCTCTTGCCCAGATACACAACTGCTCAGCTGTATTGAACAAACCACGGAGGAAAAATTTCCTTTGTAGCTCGAGCAATACAGGGTAGTTCTTGACATTTCGACTGTCTTCATAATGGTATCTCCTGTTACGTATTATAGTGACATCAGAACCAAATATCCACTCAGTACCACAAGACTCCCGGAAGGGTGTCCTGTAGCAAGTCTTAGACTCGTTTACAGAACAACCGACGGTATCTAGTGTACCAGAGAGGATGCTAAAGGCTTCAGCAGGGACGATGATATCGTCACCGAAGACGCTTAAGCATGAAGAACACTCAGCAAGAAAAGCAGACCAGCTAGACTCGCTTCCGCGAGCTAATTGAGCTGCCTGTTGTCTACTTAGGATTATGGATGCTAGAGATAGCGACCAGAACACTAAGGTTTCCACTGGGAAGCATGTAGCTGAACCCATTGGAGCAAATGCGACGATCTTGGTTCGATCTTTCTGGTCATAGACCATAAAATCGGATCGAGTTGACATCAATTGACGACGTAAGCGAGGTACTCCGGAAAGGAGATACCAAACTAATGTCGTTGATACCGTGTCTGATGCATTAGATAAATCTAATGTTACTAGACCACGTTCATACGCCTCTTGGGCCGCTTTTTGATTAAAGGATTGATCCCTTAATTTAATAGAGCGACTTAACAGCGGATGGGAATCAACATATCGCATAATAGACAACATCTGACCCTGCTGAAGGTACTGATTAACAGTTCCTTCGGCAGAAATCAGTCTCGGGCCTTTAAAATCCTTAGGCACAAGACAGCAGCGGGTATCCATTGTTTTAACAAGGGGTATCCCGCGGCCGCGATGTAACTGGGAATAAAAGGACTGAGTACCATATTTTAGAAAGGGATACTCACGCTCGGCCTTCGCAGGCCAGTATGATATATCCCAGCGTTCAAAGCGATCTATCCTTTCTGCAACATTTCCGGGACCATGTCTCGGAGTGATATCACTAAGGTCTAGACGACTTAGAACCCTCGTCATCAGAGTTTTTGCTCTGATTAATACAGGGTGATCGACAGGAATCTTCTTCTTGCGAAGAAGTGACTGTCGATCCTTAAAACCCTGTACAGCTAATCTATCCTGGTCGGGTGTCGACTCAACAATGAGCTTGGCATCCAATAGGAGAAATTGGCGGAGGAAAAATATGAATTTTGGGTCAGGATTCTTCAGGATAGAACCATCCAAATCGAATATCCCCAGGAAAACCTGGTGACATAGGATTGGAAGGCTTGTGTTCCTCTTCACGCGAAAGTTAGCAGGGCAGATAAACTGTCCTGTTACTAGACCGTGATCAAGGGCTTTCCCCAATAGGGGGAGAGTTACCTTGACAAAGCTAGTACCTTCACACTCGACTCTTTCAAGAAGAGTGGAAAGGTCTTTATCATGGAAAGGTATATTCTGAAGCTTTCCGTCAAGAACAATCTTATGACGGAGTGCGATGAATCGCGCCTGGAACGATTTAAGGTCTCCCAATTAGGGTTCCCTCCAAGTCGCCAAGTCGATTTCATTCAGAACCAATATCACCACGTGAATTAGCAGCACTCCCCACCAGCATAGAGATTTTCTCTATGCTGAACAATACCAAGACCGCTGATTAGGCGATCGAGGGATTGAAAGGCCCCGTAACGTTGAAATCGCCTTCCGGCGTTGCACCGTTAAAGAGGGAAGTGAGGTTTGCCGTTTTGTTCACGTAGCTCGTGAGCTGCGCCATCAGGTCTTTGACCATGGTAAGCGTAAACTCCGTGCTGCGAGGGATCGAAATCTGAAGAGATAACGAACCGACCAGATACTGGTCGGTCGTGGTCTCAACGATCGCCTTTTGAATGACGACCTGATGCCGATCGGTTCCTTTCGCACCGGCGGGACGAAGAATGTGCTGCACTCGCAGGGTTTCCGGGTTAACGAGCCCGGCAGCCTGGTTTGCGTAGACGTTCAACGAACCGTTGGAGGATTGGATCTTGTAGGTGACATCGGTAGTCCCGTCGGACTTGGTAAGAATGATATCGCTCATGGCGAACTCCTAATTCTGCCTTCGTTAAAGAAGAAGGCGGGAAAGTGAGGCTCACGGAACCCCATCCGGATCTATTTAGCCCATCGTTGCCAAGTTAACTCGGCACCGGTGACTAGATGGAAAAGACCAAGCGTCGATAAATCAACGATGCCTGATGTCGTCGGGATGTTAGTATACCTATAATAATTCGACTTGATCATCTGACCAAGCTGAATTTGACCAACGGGGTTTGTCATCTGCATAGCATCTGATTGAGAATAACCGGGATTAAGCCAGAGGCTTATTCTCGATTCCTCCTTCAGAGATGCAGAGACCCCGCGAATGCTGGCGAAAGGACCACCCGTACGTAGACGCGTATAATGATTTATACGCTCTTGCGCATTGGTAAACCAATCGACAACAAAGGAGAAGGGAATCAGTTCCCATGCAAGGCCAACTATCTTACCAATACCAAAATATTGTAAGTAAGCTGACCAAGTGTCTCCAAAATTTAGGTCATCACGCACTCGCCCCCAAGCACTAATCGTACCGGTAGTATGCTTACTATCGATAAGAGTAAATAGCTTTTGGGCTACTCCTGGAGCTAACAGACCAGGACGCGTATTAGAGGTAGCAGCATCAATTGTGCTACGAACTCTCACAGGGATCCAACTACCGCTACTGTGACGTAGGTAATCCAAACGCCTCTGCACGAGTGCATGAGCGTTTAAG